TTCTGCTCAGAATCAATAGTCGTGTAGAACATCCGAATATCTGACCCGGATGCACTAAATAACTGTAATAAACTAATGATAACGTCGGACATTATGCCGCCTGAATTTCAAGAAGTATCGTATATCCACCACCAGCTATGGCATCCGTGGTAGTAATATGAATGTCACCAGTTAAACCAGTTCCTTTATCCTCAATTTCGTCTTTAATACTACCATGTTCATGAAGAATCGCAATATCCCCACCAGCCGTCCTGTCAAAGTGAAGATCACAATTTAGTCCCTGCACACTCCATTCAAGTCGAGTAATTTTCACTTTAGTTGGTGCGCCCGGTAAATCAGAAATGTTTATTTTCTTAACATTAGCTTCGCCGGTCCCATCCGATCCAGCAGACAGAATAAAGACCGATTTATGTATGGTTTCATTAATAGTTCGTGATTTCGCCACATCTACCATAATTCCTCCTATTGACCTCCCATCCCGCAGGTCATAACCCCACGGGATGGGAAGATCTATAATTAACTTTGTGTCCCGACCTTAATCCAATCAGCGATGGAATCAGTTGCGGTCGAAATATACAGCTCGTAGTTCGAATCCACAATTAATTGTCCAACGACAGTAGGTGTTGCAACTGCCACATCAACAACGCCGGAGATCGTTAGAGCATCCCCAGTAATTTCGCCAGTAGCGTCTAACGTCCCGGTAATATCAGTATTACCAGTTATTGATGTTGCACCACTAAGCCCACCGCTTAATGTCGCCGCGCCACTCACAGTCAAAGCATCGGTGATAACTGCGTCGTCTCCGACGAGAAGATCACCGGTTGTCTGAAGATCTGTGAATGTAGTAAACGCACCGAAACATAACCCAACGATGGCAAAAAGGCCGAAGATTCCTGCTAAGAAACTACCTTTCATAGCGAGCCTCCTTTGCTTTAGGCTTGATTCTCGTAAACGTAACGAGTATCGTTTGCTCCAACTCCACCGTACCAAGACACTTTGAACTGTTGGATGACGTCTTTTTCGAATCCTTCTGACGTATCCTGTCCAACGCGAGTAAATGTCTCAAGCGGCCAAACTTCTTCCCATCGGAATTGCCGTTTGAATCCACCATACCACCAAGTCGTACTTGCTTTGACTAGGTAGGGATTTACCACAACATCGAACATGTTTTGGGCCATGTTCTTGTCGAGGTTGGCTGTTCCTTGTGGTCCATATTCGTTGTTCTGAAGTTTCCAGGCCAACGGGAACAATCCTGCGGGAACCATTAGTATCGGCTTATCACCAAAAACCCAAATAGGCTTTCCGGTGTTGTCGTCTTTTTTGTCAATGAGAGACGTATGCACGTTTTCCCATCCAGCCGTCCCGAGTGGATTGCTTGTGAGCAAGTTGCTATTACCGGAACTATAGAGTTCGGCATTGCTAAGAGATTGACTGAGAGCATCAACAGCACTCTCTAGAATCGCTTCTTCCCGGAAACGTGCTCCTTCTTCCCCGAGCTCACGCGCGCGATCAAGAAGTTCACCAGTTTGGTCGAAAAACAAGGATTCTTTTGTCAAATCCATGAGTCCACCATGTTTGAAGTTCCTGATTTGCACCGTTTTTTCATCGGGCGGATCGATTTGTCCATAAGGTTCCCTTTCGTTCACCTTACGGATTTTACCAATTGCTTTCCATCCCACAATTTGACTTATTTTTTGCTTGGAAGGAACAGTTCGCACTAAGCGGTCGCCCACTTTAGGGAATGCCTTATAAGCTTCAATAATCACTTTGGAGATGAGCTCACCAGCGATTGTCGGGAAAGCAGAACTCGAAAGATTTTCTTCCAAGTCCCGACGAGTCACTAAATGCTCCCATAACCCACGAAAACTAACGCGAGTTACATCGATCTTGTTTTCCTCGCAGAGTTTGTGGACATCTGCGCCAATCGCTTTGATAGCTTTCCGTTGTCCTGGTAGCGTACCTCCGGGATTGTGTTTTCGTTCGTAAGCTTCTACGAGATTAACTAATTGTCTTGACATATAATTTTACCTCCTTTAGATTATCGACAGTTAGGATGCATCACCGATGAAGTCTACACCACTTGTGGTATTGAGCAGTTTATAAACGACTCGAATCGAAGTTGCTTGCAGTTTGCTTTCAACACAAACAGCTATTGGATCCGTATCGCTCTTTTTCATATCCTGCGCACCATTCATCTGTAAATTATCACCGATGGTCATATCAGTGGCCGCATCTAAGGTCGGCTCATAGATAGCTTGAGCATTCCTAATTGAAACGGTAATCTCACCGGAGAAGGCTTCTTTGCCAGTGCTCGGGTGAGCTTCTTTGGCAACTCCTAACATAATTAGATTATCCGATGCCGCTGTAACAGGCGTTATGGCTCCACCAGAGAGTTTCAAATGATCTCCGATTTCAACACTAACGCCTGATTTGACAGGGAATGCACGAAGTAACTCGTACCCCCATCTGTAAGTGAATTTATCTGACATATACTGTATCCTCCTTTATTGGTTAGTCAGCAGAGTTTATCGCCTCTGCGAGCTCATCCGTGGTCGGTCCCTTATCGTCGCCTTCATCCACATCATCCTCTTTTGCAGAGCCATGACCTTTGACTTTTGGATTTCCGGGTTTAAAACCGCCATCAATGATCTCTTTTTGGGTCTTAATGATGCTCTCTGCCATCTCCAAGGATACAGCTTCGGGTTCAAGTAAAAACTTTACTTTCTCCGCTACTTCCTTTTGGAAATTAGCTTCGGCCAACAACGCTATTTTACGACTAGAGAGAATGACTTTATCCGCCTCTTCTCCCTTTTTGATTTTTTCTGAAAATTCCTTCAAGACGGTTTGGCGCTCTACGTTTTTGATCTCTTCTACTAGCGCCGGATTACCTTCTTGGAGGTCTTCCAGTTTGATGTCTTCTATTTTCATTTCATCCTCCTGATTGGTAGACTCAAACAATGTCTCATTCACGGACGCTTCCGTAACGAGATCAATAGAGAAGTTATTTTTACCAACGAAATTTTCAACCATGAAAATCCCATTTTCGTCATGACCCTTTCCTCTATCACGAATGGACAAACCCACGCCAGTAGGTTTGGATTCCGCAATGGGCATTACCAAGTCTTGGATTTTCTTGTTGGGTAATAAATGAAGGTCTGCTTTCAATAAATTACTCTCCGCAATCCGAAGATTTTTGTACGTACCGCCCAAATCCCGTACAGAGCGCACAGGCCCTGAATCAGGTGCTGGGTGATCAATGTACATCTTGGCGCCCTCATACCGAGTCGTTGCTTCGGCAAGGGCTTTTTTGGTGTAATATGTCTTATTGCGAGACACTTTTTCACCGGTCAGAATAACTACTCCTTCTATCACGCCCGCCTCTTTATTTATCGTGGCCGCACTAACGGCTTCAGATAAGTCAGACGTAAAATCTATATCACGAATGCCATTATTCATGTCTTCCTCCTTTTGTTTTAAAGCTTCTTTAACTGCGGCATTTGCTATACGAAAAGCTGATGCTTCCCCGTGCTTCGCAAATGCGGCATTGAAAGCCGCCTTCCATTGACGTTGTTTTTTCTTAGATAGTTTCTTTATATGATCGGGTAATTCAGACAATCTTTCATATGGCATTATTCCCCCTCATCCAAAAATTCGTCTTTCATAACGATCGTTGGATAACACATACAATGTGGATGAGCCGGTATCAAATTTTGAAATTCTTGAGGAGTCATAAGACCACGGGCGGCAAAATCATCACAAATGTCGGGATCTTTATGTTGTTTAGACAATGTCACTTGTACGCCTTTAGCCCATCTTTTGTCTTTGGCGTATTCAGCTTGCGCCCATACGTACGAGCGATTGGTTTCAGTTCTGGCAATTCGCATGGCATTTTTAAATGGTGACTTGTACATTCCCGGTTTCACGCGACCAGTAATTATGTCAATTCTGGACGGAGACAAATATTTTTTAATTTTATTGGCAATTGTTACGGATGATTGCCCGGCCGAAATGCCACCAGTAACTATACGTTTGAGATCAAGGCGGGTAACCTGAACTATTTCCCATATTCGCTCAGACAATTTTACGCCGGCAATGCGGCCGCGGGTTACCTTTGCAATAAGGGAATTAGTAATTACTTGCCATTTTTTAGATTTAAGACGCACTTTAGGATCTGTTATTTTAGCAAAAGTGGAATCAAGTCCTATGGAGAGCGGCGCCTCTTCGATCTGCAATTCTTCACGGTTCAGTTTCCATATCGGAATAAGGGCATTGCCCATGTTTTTGAACCCGAGTCTTATCGCATCACGAAGAGACGCCGTTATGATGGTGAGCACATCTTCCCGTAAATCACCAGTAATCAAATTTATTTTCTTACTCAGGAAAGCTATATTAGCTTCACTCGTGGCTTTTGTATTGGCATAATTACCTAATATATTGCCAGCTTCACTGAATGCGGCTCTCATGTCTCTTTGTAGTTGTGCCATACGCGCAAATAAAGATATCCTTTCAATTCGCATCCGACGAGCAAGGGTGTTGGCCCGTTGAACGCTCGGACGTTGTTCAAGTTTGGTCGCAATCACGCGCGCCTGGTCTATTTTTCCATTATTTACCAGTGCGGCAAGTTCAGACCACTTGGTGGACCGAATGGCCGACGGAAACCGTTTATAAAATCTAAACAGTTCCGATGACCATTCGACCCTTATGAATTCAGTAAGATTTACGCCCACCGCGTCGTCTCTTTCCTTTACAAGCCATATTATTCTCCCGTGTTAATATCTTTCTCTCCTGTCTCCAATTCAGATGCGATAGTTGGTAATTTAGACAAGAGCTGTTTCTTCTGGACCAACGACAAAACCGATAGTAAATCGCGTATTTTCATGTCTACGTCGAAATGTTCCATTTCAGTCTTCTGTATGTCCAGGCTAGAAAGTTGCCCCAATTTTACTGTAGGCATATTATGTCCCTCCATTGCCGCCTGGCGGCGCATGTTTAGAAATCAGCGACACCAGATCTTTTGGATTCGTAGAAGTTAAAATTTTTCTACGTTCTTCATCAGACAAGCCCTTAAGTACGGCCGAAATTTCATCATCCATGTCAGTTTCATCATTCACGAGCTCATCTTGTGATTTCACGCCCATAAGCGAATTTCCGTCTTTCTTGGCCGCTTCTTCAGCCTGATTTTGTTTACGTACTTCTTCTACCCAATCCCAGCCAAGGGCCGCAGAGCATGTTGGATCAGATACCCATCCATTAGTACGTGCCAATTGAAGAGCTTCAGTATGATTTTTAGGATCTCTATGTGTGATTTCCGGCCATTGCATATCACAACTAAAGAATCTTTCAGTTGGCGTTTCCATTTTTTCTAAATCTACTATTCCTTTTTGATCTTCGTCCTCTTCGTCTTCCTGTTCCTGAAGTGGTTTTGCATCTTTAAGTTTCGATACAAACTCGTCATCATTCGGGGCGGTTAGAATACCAGCACTGACCGCATTCTGGGTAACTTTTTTGAATATCCTGGACCAGTAATATTCAAGGAACATTTGCCAATATTCAATCCCTTTTACAAACGGAGATTCAGCAATAAGAGTAGATGCGTAGTTCGCATTCGACGCGTCTCCAAAGATATATTCTGGAAGATTTGTCCCAGCCGCCATAGCCAGCTTGATATTTCTCCCATCTTCTTTGACGTCGTTGGCGTTGATGTTGGGTGATTCCATCTTATAGTCTACTCCCGGCCCCGCCGTAATGACTGTCCCGCCCCGAATTTGATCTTTCTTATTTTCGTCCATGCGCGTTCGTTTTGCGGTCCCAATTGTTTGAGCTAACCGGGCCACATCTCCGCCCGTTCCTTCAATTTTCTTAATCATGACGATAGCTGTGCGCATTTTATTTAACAACATACGATTTTCCAACCATTGACGATAATGAGTAAACAATCGCATTATTGGTTGAGAATAGGTTTCACCGCGTTTTTGATCTGAATCTGCAAAAATTTTGATGTGGATCATATTCTCGGCTTTAACTGACCTGAATTTATCCGTATTAAGACGAGATTGTACCCAATATTTAACGACTGTTTCCACATCTTCTGCATCATGTTCAATACCAGATTTAGTTACACCATCATGAAATCCACGTGGGAGTTCCGCAGATGCACTACCTCCTGGATTTTTAACCAATAAGGGATCAATAAATCTAACAGTCGTTTTACCAGTTTCTCTATCTTCGGCGTCTGCACTAAACATTTCCACAAACACTTCACCATCTCTCATAAGTCTGGTGACTAATTCAAATTGTTTGAGTTGCATTTGACTACGATCAGACGTCCAAAATTCACGCCAAACATACCACAACATCGGATTTTGTTCTTTCGGCGTGATGTTCACACCGCGACCCATAATATAATGCGTCAGTGTTTCTATAATGGCTCTTTGATTGGAATCCCAACGATAAAAACGGCGAGCCTGACGAACCATTTCAAGTTGTTCTGTCTGTAGATGTCCTTTCTCACGATCGGTGACACCCATACGAAGCCAAGCTCCATCATCCGGACGCTCAGTCACTAAACTAGATGTTTCTTGAATGAGCTTCATCATAAGCTCATCTTTCTTCGTTTGAATTTCCGCCGCTCTCGTTTTCGAATTAAAATATTCTTTAATGTTTTTAATCATCCAGAAAATCCTCCCACGGAATCAATGTTTGACATTTCATCTACAAATGATCCCACTTCGTCATCGCCTTCTGTTGCATATATGGACGCTTCACGTAAATAATTTACTGCCTGAGTCATAGAATCTACCTGATCATTGATTTCCCCATCTACTCCTTTAAATGTAGCCGCCTCTTCAATAAAGTCACCAATCCAAGGGGCAATCGAGGGATCGGGCAAGATAATATTCCCGGCTTCAGCCAGCGGAGTGATCGCTTGTGCGCGCGCCAGCTTACTTCCCATCGGTTTGACGGGAATGATACCATCAACACGATGTTGAAGATGCGAAATAATGGCCGGGCCGTTGGCCGCATCCTCCACGAGCTTTCCCGTAGTTTCCGGATGAGCACCACTGAAGGTGAGAACCCCCATAACGGTGTCCGAAAAATCAACACGCTTTCTCCATTGGCCCATGAGATAATAATTAATACCTCTCTTCCACCACGCTTGACCAACAACATAAGATCCCGCCTTTGTTTCTTTGAATGTCATATCCCAAGATTGAATTGCCAAATCAAATCCGGCCGGCTTTTGATTCCAAAATTTCCACCAACCACGCTTAAAAAGGGCGCCTTCTTCATGTGTCGGTTTCTGTTGATATTGAGCAACGAAAGCTCTAGTACCCATAATTTTCTTTTGTCTCTTGATCTGCTCTTCACTTTCACGTTCCTGGCACAGAACGTCATTGATTTCGCGGTGAATCTCACGATTGGTGAGAGGAAAAATTATTTTCTCTCTTTGTTCTGAAATTGCCGGCAAAGAAAGATGGTGCCACCGGTCGCCGGATTGAATGATGTGCCCCGTAATGTCATCTTTGTGGAGCCTATGTTCGACGACGATCATGCGGCCAGTGGTCTTATCGTTTAGTCGTGTCGAAAGAGTTTTATCAAAAAAATCCAATGTTGCTTCACGCATTATCGCACTTTCAGCACGTCTCGGGTCGAGCAAGTCATCAGCAATAATAACGTCTCCTCCTGTTCCCGTCACTGTGCCTCCTACAGAAGTTGCCACCATGCTTCCCCGAGACGTATTTTCAAATTCTGTTTTCTGGTTTTGATCTGTGGTGATGTTTACAGACATACCCCATCTATTCCGATACCAGGAAGATTCAATGATACGGCGACGGGCAACGGAATGTTTAGTGGCGAGTTTTCCGGAATAACTTGCACAAGTAAAACGCATTTCGGGATTTTGTGTCCATGACCAGGAAGGCCAAAGAATTGAAACAAAATTTGATTTGCCATAACGAGGTGGCATGTTCATTATTAAACGCTGAATATAACCTTTAGTAACAGCATCTAAGTGATCACAAATTAAATCTATATAATAACCATTAATTAAAGGTTTATTCGGTTCAATGATGCTCCAAGCGTCTTTCGCAAAAGTCACAAATGGCAAATCTTCAACGTGCAAACCATCGGCAATGGCCTCATAAAAATCCTTTGAGATTTTATGCATTGGCCTCATTCTTTCACTCCAATTTCAGCGGAGAGTTCACGAAGAGCTTCAGCCATTTTTTGTGAAAGCCCGAGATTAGTTCTACAATGAGGACAATTTTCAGGAACAGCATTTCTTAAAATATGAGTGACTTTAACAGCAAAATCACCTATATATTTTTTAACAATTTCAAAATGAACTTTTTCTCGATAACGTTCGTCACGTGCTTTAAGATAAGCCATAAGAGCATAATCACTTGTGGTTTCAGCTCTACGTTTAAGCACGTCTTCCATATACTCAATTCCGTCTTTTTCTGCTTTACGCCATTCCAAAGCGAAATCTGGATGATTTTGTGCGTATTCGTAAGCCGCAGAACGTGAAACTTGAGCATGACGAGCGGCGATAACGGAAGGGGACCCTTTACGGAGTTGAGCCAAAAATCTCGGCATCCATTCGCCGTTTCTTGGGAGAGATCTTATTGAACTTCTGTCTATTTCGGCTTGAAGATAAGGATTGATCGCGCGCGGTTTACGAATGTCAGGGGATGAGGAAGCGTGGTTTTTGGTGGGGTTATTAGTAATTGGGTTATTAGTTACTTTTCCCTTCTGATCTTTGCCCACGCGGCGCCTCCCTGGTAATTAATTACTACAGCTCGTCGCGCGAACAAAATAACTATAATTGTCTGTAATTAAAGCACAAAAAACACCATTTTGTCAAGTATTTTTTAGTTTAAGTAAAACAGGAAGGAACTTCTCTGTCAATGGGTGGGCTAAGAATTCTCAATACCAACTAAAATTTCAAACGCTTTTTTTGCTTGGGCCGGAACCACAGCGTTGCCCAATCCTCTAAGACGGTCCACCCGGAAAGATACCCCATAAGCCACTCCACAAAACGGGGATTCAAAGGCCCCGGTCCATAAATTCTCCTTACTGCGTCTTGTAACGTAAAATGGTGGCCTTTCTGATTTATCCTGGCTCCTCTCTGACTTGCATCTGGCGTGGGCCAAAAGAAACCATCTTTTCCTTTCGTGATGTGCCCCGACTTCCGACGCGGATAAAGTAATCCATCGACAATCATACCCTGCATCGGCCAATCTCGCTCCAACAGCGTTCCCTCCCCTTGTACGAATGGCGGGGACATTTTCCAGGAAGACGAATCTCGGTCGTATTTCGCGAACCAATCTTTCGACTTCGAAAAATAATCCACTTCGCTTTCCTCCCAAACCTTTTCCAGATGTATTAGCTGCGGAGATATCTTGGCATGGGAACCCCCCGTAGATAATATCTGGGAGTGTGATAAAAACCGATGAATCGAGAGTTGTAACATCGTCCCAGATAGGTACGCATGGGAGATCGCCACTTCGCATCCTTGACAAGAGGATGGCCCGGCAATATCTATCGTTTTCACAGTAGGCGACTGGTTTGACCCAATCTTCCAAGGCTTTTGTGATTCCTCCGATTCCGCTAAATAAATCCAAGCCATTCACCTCTTCTCCATTCGCTTGTAAAATTCAATTGGTCCCAAACAATTCTTGAGTGCGCGAATTTTCTTTCGCTTAAGCTCTCGCTTTTCTCGCTTCTTTTGGAGTTGAACTTGTGTTAACATATTTTCTCCTCACCCACGATATTTCTCCTTTTTGATACCTGGGAAGTGGATTTCTGCTTCCCGAAAATGAAGTTTATCACCGTGTTTAGCTACCCACTCAGGTGTGCCATGTCCAATATAACAAGTATAATCGCCAGCTTCTCCTGCAACCAAAACAGCAACTGTGGAAGGGGGATCTAATACTTGTGACCCAAAATGTTTAAACTGGGCCGGGTAACACCGTTCATTAACACTAAGAATCCTATTCATTGACATCTCCAACTTCTCGTATATTTTCCTCATCAATTTCAAACCACACAACAAATCTTCCCCAATTATTAGCTTCGTGCCAGACTTTAAAACCAGAAATTACGAGGGCACTGATGATTCGATTTCGTACCGTTTTTTCTTCAATTACTAATCTTATCACCTTTTTCGCCATCTTGTTCCCCCCCGTCCCCCTTCAGTTTTTATTTTTTAATTGTCATACGTCGTTCTTCCTAACGGAAGAGAACGACGATAGACAAAGTAAAATTTTATATTTTGTTTTTGGTAAAGACCGCTTTTTTACAATACGTTTACCGATCAATGATCATGGTGCGCATGCGTAGTTAATTTTATATGCGCGTTCTAAAAATATAATGCTCTTCTTATCTCAAAACATAAGCGTATACAGGCAATTCGAAATTTCTTGATTCTAAAATTGAGTATATCTATATATTTATCAGCGAAAAACATATATTTATTTCCTCCTCCCCTTTAAAACTACAGCAGATATGCCTCTCTGTCAAGTTATTTTGTTTACAGGATATTCCGGCCTGGCAAGATCGTTGTAACTGGTCTTTGTGGCAAGGGTGTTGTCCTCGGTAGGGATGTTACAACTGTCACAGAGATGTCACAAAAGAAACCATTGACAGGGAAGCTCTCTAGGGTTTTACTTAAAATAGGAATAACCTAGTAATCCAATAATTCCCAAGGGGGACACGCGATGAGCGACCAATCAAAGAAACTAACCAAAATAATTAATTACTATTTCCGAATGAACAAGAGGG